AGGGCCATGTGTCCTGCCGTGGGCATGACCGACGACGAGATTCGGGCCATGGTCGACGCGGTGCTGAAGGCTGAAGGGCTCGGGCCACCGTCCTTATAGGGTGCCTAATGACGCGCCCTCGGGTATCCTCCTTATAGGAGGACTGAAGTGGAAGCGGAGTTGCTCATCCCGATGTCAGTGAAGCAGCAGGAGGGAATCCCGCTGCTCATCCAGGGCTATACGCAGTCCGAAGTGGCCCGCCGACTGGACATTAGCCAGTCGGCGGTCTGCCAATGGATGAAGCGCCCCGACTTGCGGGAGTTCATCGAGGACCAACGGGCCCACCTACTCGAGGGCGGGCAGCTTGCCCTTGACCTTCTGGCGCAACCCGCCATCGCAACTATCCGCGACGTCATGCTGGACGAGTCGCAGTCGGGCGCCACACGACTGAAGGCCGCGGCCATGGTCCTCGACCGTGTAGGGCTCGTGTCCCAGGGCAGCAATGAGCGCACGGAGATTGACCTCCCCGAGCTCGCGGAGTGGATGGCCGAGGTGATGGCTCAGGCTGGGCCGAAGGAGTGACCAGCACGGCCACCATCCTGGCCGCGCTCAAGGGCATGTCACCCGAGCAGGTCAAGGGCTTGCATGCGTTGCGGATGCGCGAGGTCCAGCGAGGGGAGGACCACCCGCTATGGTCCGTCGAGTTGTGGGACCGCCGCAAGCCGAGGACCAGCCAACTACGAGCGGCCCGGCTGCTTGAGGCACACACCTATCTGCTCATCTCGGGAGGGAACAGGACAGGCAAAACCGAATTGGGCGCCATCCTGACAGCGTGCGCCTTGTATGGACGGCAGCACCCTGACGTCGTGGAGTTCTGCCGTCGTCATCGTGTGAAGCCCGAGGTGTTCCCGACAGCACCATCGAGGGTGTGGGCCAGTGCCCTGACCTTCGGCGACCCGACGCTGGTCATGCGTAGCAAGTTGGAGACCTACCTGCCTCCTGGCACGAAGTGGTATGGCCGGTGGGCAAACCAACAGGCCCGCGCGGTACTGCCCAACGGGTCCGAGGTCACGTTCAAGGCGGACCAGCAGGGCCGGGAGAAGTACCAGGCCGACAACATCGACTGGCTATGGACGGACGAGGAACACTCGGGCCCTGTCTGCGAGGAGGCCCGTATGCGCCTCATTGACCGTGCAGGACGTTGGGTCAACACCATGACGCCGCTCAAGGGCAAGACGTGCATGTGGGATTGGTTCGCCTGTCCAGACGGCCCGAAGCGGCTACCGAACACGGCATATGCGCAGCTCAGCATCCACGACAACCCGTGGCTAACCGAGACGGCAGTGGCTCAGGCCCTCGCTGGCAAGGGCGCCCATGAGCGGGCCGCACGAGAGCGCGGTGAGTTCGTCGCCCTCGAGGGTCGGGTCTACCCTGACTGGAATCGTGATGTCCACGTCCTGCCACTCGCCGAGTCTCAGGCCCTCATCCGCAAAGCCAAGGCCGAGCAGTGGCCCGCGTATGAGTCCATCGACTTCGGGACACGCAACCCGTTCTGCTGGCTGCGCGCTGTCCATGACCAGCGGGACGACACGCTGATCTTCGTGGACTGCCACTATCAAGCCGAGTGGCTGCTAAGCCGTCACGCTGAGGTCATCCGCCGGCGTCGAGAGTGGTGGGGCTATGACCCGCAGATCTGTTGGGCCGACCCCGAGGACTTGCAAGCTCGTCGCGCGCTGAGCATGGAGCACGACATCGGCACGGCCAAGGCTCGAAAGGACATCCGGCAGGGCATCAACGCCGTCAGCGAGCGCTTGGCACCGGACGCTGAGGGAAAGCCTCACCTGCTCGTGCTGGGTACGGCGAACCTCGCCCCGTTCGTGCGGGAGATTGAGGGATACATCTGGCAGACCCGAAAGACCGCCGAGGACCAGCCTGAGAAGCCACTAAAGAGCAACGACCACGCCATGGATGCGGGCCGCTATCTGGCCGTCGGAGTGTCGCGGGTGCTGGGGACGCTGCGGGGCTGAGTCGGCGTAAGTGGTTGACGGGTTGACGTAGACGGGACAATATGCCTGCAATGGCTGACATTGTTCCGTTGACATCCCGTGCGCTACTGCCCCGCCTGTGGTCGTGGGCCCGTGGCCTTGTGGAGCGACCGGAGGAATTCAGCGCAGGTGCAGACTTCGCCGTGGACATCGGAGTACGTCCGACGCTGAGCGCGTCCGAAGCGATGCAGGGCCAGGTCCGTTTCCCGTGGCCCTTCGCCTGCATGCAGGCCCGCAGCAGTGACCTTGCCGGCCTGCACCTCAAGGTCGGGCGCCGGGTCAACGGCACTATCGAGCCGGTCGAGGACTGGCACCCGGTCGAGGACTTGCTCAGACGACCATCGCCGTCGACGTCCGGCGAGCTCATGCGGCGCCAGTGGTACGCCGACTATCTCGCGGGGGACGGCTATCTGCTGGTCCTGCGTGGCACCCTCGGTGGCCCGTCGTCGGTGGTTCGCATGCTGCCGAACCGCACTCGCCCCGTGCCGAACAGCTTCGGGGAGCCTGGGGCCTATGACTACGGCGACAACAGCAAGCGCTATCCCGCCGACACCGTGCTCCACCTGCGCGGCCTGTCATGGCAGGACGGGACGGCGAGCGTCCACGGGACCAGCCGAATCCGCCCGCTGTATGAGGCCCTGAAGGCTGAGGACGCGCTGGAGAAGTTCAACGCGACCGCAGCAGCTAAGGGCCGACCCGACGTCATCATCAGCCCCGGCGAGCAGGGCGAGACGTGGAGCCCCTCGCAGCAGAAGGACATCCGCGAGAACTACACCAAGATGACGGCTGCGGGTGGTGCCCTCGTCAACGGCATGAGTGCCAAGGTAGAGCCCTTGAGCCATACGCCGCGAGACATGGAGGGCAAAGAGCGCCACTTGCTGACCCGTGACGCGACCTTGGCTGTGTACGACGTTCCCGGCACGCGGGTCGGCCTGCCCAACGCCAACTATGCGACGGCGAACCAGTCCATGCGCCTCTATTGGGAGTCGCTCCGTGCCGATGCCCGACTCATGGACGCGCAACTGACCGAACTTGTGCGCATGTACCCCGACAGCGCGGACCTCGTCGTCTACCACGACTTCAGCGAGGTCGAGGCCCTGCAGGCGAGCAAGACCGAACGAGTCACGCGGGCCACCCAACACATCCTGAACGGCAGCACCGTCGAATGGGCATACGCCGAGGAGGGCCTGTCAGCCCCCGACCTTGACCCGCTGTTTGCTGTCGGCCCTGACGTCGGCCCTGACACTACTCCAGGCGTGGACGGCCAGGGTCGGCAGTTCAAGGCGCTGGACGAGTGGTGGTCGCGGGAGTTGCCCGTCAGCGAGTCGTCCCGCAAAGACGCATGGGAGTCCTACGAGAAGGGGCTGCGGTTGCCCATCGAGCGCCGCATGAATCGCGCGGTGCTATTGTACCTGCGTCAGCAGGCCGCCCGCCTCGTTGAGCGGCTCCCCGCGGCCATGGCTGAGGAGCGTACAGGCACGGGGCCGACAGTTACGCGCAACCTCGACGCCATCATTGGCGTGTTGTTCGACCTGGGCGCAGAAGAGGCCGCCATGCGGGCCGTCATCACCCGCCTCGTCACTGAAGCAGCCAGGGCCGGCCACCAGCGCGCCCAACAGCAGGGCCTCGGGTCGTTGACCTGGGAGCCCGCCCGTGCACCTATCAGCCGCCTCATTGACCAGGTGACCACGAACGTCAGCGCCAACACCGCCCGCGACATTCGGGCCATCGTTGAGCAGGGCCTCACTCAAGGGGCCAGCGTCAACGAAATCGCGGACGCCATCATCAACGCGTCAGCCTTTAGCCCCATGCGCTCACTCCGCATCGCACGCACCGAGACGACCCGCGCGGTCAGTGTCGGCACGGAGACCGCCTACCAGCAAGCGGTAGACGCAGGACTCAACGTCAAGCGCCAGTGGCTGACCAGCCGTGACGCTCATGTGCGGGCGACCCACCGCGAGCTCGATGGGCAGACCGTGGACATTGGGCAGGCGTTTCGCATCCCGAGCACGGGTGAGAAAGCGATGGGACCTGGTCAGTTTGCCAGCGCCGCCGAGAGCATCAACTGCCGCTGCGCCATGATTCCAATTGTCGAGGACGACCCAGCATGAACATCACCCGCACTATGACCCTGACCGTCACCAAGGGCGAGGGCACGACAACCCGCGTCATCGCGTCGACCGACAGCGTCGACCGTATGGGCGATGTGGTCGAGCAGGAGTGGAACCTCGACCACTACAAGGCGAACCCCGTCATCCTCCAGAACCACGACTACCGCAGCCCGGTGGTTGGTCGGGCCACCGAAATCAGCTTGGTGAGGGGCCCCGAGGGCTCGTCCCTCGAGATGCAGATCGAGTGGGACAAGGACCCGAGCAACCCGGACGGCCAGCGCATCGCCTCGCAGTTTGAGCGAGGCTTCATGTCGGCGGTGTCTGTAGGGTTTCGTCCTGGCAAGGTCACACCCCGGTCTGACCTCCCCGAAGACCACAAGCACCACGGCGCCAAGGGCTACGTCCTGAGCGCGAACGAACTGCTCGAGGTGTCCGCTGTTCCTGTCCCGGCCAACGCTGAGGCATTGGCCAAGGGCCTCGAGTCGACGCCCGCCCTGAGTGCTGACGATGTGAGGGCCATCCTTCGCGCAGAACTTGCCGACGAAGCCCGAGCCGCTGTCAACGCAGCGAACGCCCTTGCCGGCGCATCTACCACCGACCCGCTCGAGGTTTGGTGGTCCGTTTCCTGACGTTCAACCTTGACGCGGTGCCATTGTCCCGCGTATAGCAACAACAACCCCCCGAGGAGGCCCAATCGTGCCGACTGACATCAACACCCCCGAAGACGTCCGCAAGGCCCTCGGCGAGCTGAACGAGGGCATCAACACCCTCAAGGCCGCGCAAGAGTCCGAGCGTGGCGACACCAAGCAGATCGTCTCCCGCATGGGCGAGGACATCCGCAAGCTCGACACGGCCATCACGGCCATGAAGGCGAGCGGCACCCAGGACATCGGCACCGACGAGCGTGGCCTTCGGAAGTACATGCAGGGCGACAGTGTCGCGCGCATGCTCCCCGGCACCGTCCGCAGCACCAAGGCCCACGCGCCGGGCCTGCTGACCGACAAGCCGGTCTGTGAGTGGCAGAAGGACCTCCAGCGTGAGGTGACCTCGCTCAACATCGTGAGCACCCTCCGCGGTGGCATCGCCAACTGCCCGACCAGCGTGGCTCGGATGGCTTCCATCCTCCAGCGCGCCCCGGCGAACATCCGCGACACCAAGCAGGTTCAGGACCTGACGAAGGCGTTCGTGGACTCCAGCGGTGTCGGCGCCGAGTGGATTATCGACGCGGGCCTCCCCGAGGTCGCCATGGACCCGCTCCTGGTCGGCCAGCTTGCCAGCCGGTTCCGGGTCAAGCCCATGAACGACGGCACCGAACTGCTCCCCTACGAGAGCAACGGCCTTCGTCCCTACAAGAAGGCGGCTGCTACCGGAGACGACCCGGCGCAGTACAACAGCAGCAGCATTGCGACCGCTCAGCGGACCATCACCGCGAGCGGCATGGTCGTCCGTGCTCAGGTCGACGAGGACGCCGCCGAGGACTCCATCCTGGCCGCGATGCCCTTCCTTCAGTCGGAGTTGGTGCTCGCACTGAACCACGGCGAAGAGGACTGCCTCATCAACGGCGACACGACCGCCAGCCATCAGGACACCGGCCTCAGTGCTTGGAACATCCGCAGCCGTTGGGGCTCCAGTGGCCTCGGGGGCAGTGCTGACCACCGTCGGACCTTCATCGGTCTCCGCGCCCGTTCCGCTGACGTGTCCTCGGACAGCGACGGCGGCAGTGCCCAGACCTACGCCGGCGCTACCGCGCTCTTGGCCACCCTCGCCTTCGGTGGCGGTGTCGGGCCTGACGCGTTCTTCGTGACCAGCCCCGAGTACATGCTGGTCCAGATGCTGGGCTGGGCCGAGTTCCAGGGCGTCAACGTGGTGGGGGCCCTGGCCTCTCAGTTGACGGGTCAGGTCCTGCTGGTCGCAGGCAAGCCGGTGCTGCTCTCGTCCTTCATGGACAATCAGCTCAACGCGTCCGGCATCTTCGACAACAGCACCAAGACCAAGACTGGCCTGCTGGCGGTCGACGGTAGCCGTCACTGGATTACCGAGCGTGCTGGCAACATGGTCGAGGTTGGTAAGGACATCAACCGGGGCATGTACAACCTGGTCGCCAAGAACCGCCGCGGGTTCTTCACCCCCGACGCGTCGACGACCAAGAATGTCGCCTTCAGCTACAACCTTTCCCCCTCGTAGGACTGACCCATGCGCCACGAAATTTCCATGTTCGTCGACGACGGTGGTACCGCTGGTACCGCCGACAATGACCGATACGTCTGGACCTCGCCCATCAAGGGCAAGGTGGTCAAGGCATACGTCGCCGTTGAGACGGCCATCACCGGGCACGCGACCAACTACGCTACGTTCTCCCTCGAGGTCGCTGCGACCTCGATTGCCAGCGAGGCGACCACGGTTGCCGACACCGGCAACATCTCCGCGGACACTGCCGAGGAGCTGGTCTTGACCGGCACTGGTACGGACGTCGAGGTGTCGCAGGGCACCGTGCTTGAGTTCAAGTCGGCCAAGGCCGCCTCGGGCGTGGCCCATGACAAGGCCACGTGCACCGTGCTGATTGAAGAGATCCGATAGGTGCGGCTGCGGTATGTCAAGCCTGTCCGCGCGGATAGTGCCACGTACCGCATCACCGGTGGGCTGTCTGTGTCCGTCGGTGACTGCATCGACGTTGGGCTGTCGGAGGGTCGGCGCATCATGGCCGACCATCCCCAGTCCTTCGAGGATGTGAACGCACCTCGAGCAGCGGCTGTCCCTGGCCCTCCTGCTCACCGGGCCATGCCCGGACCCGCCCTCGGGTGCGCGACTTGCGGCGCCCGTGGTGCTGACCCTTGCCTGACTCGTTCCGGCAAGGCTCGCAAGTCAAACCACGCCAACCGGGGATAGGCCCGGCGAGGAGTCCGCCCCGTGGCCGTCCTGACGACAGCAGAAGCTAAGACCTTCCTCCGAGGCATCGCCTCCGGGTCAAGCTCTCAGGACACCCTGATCGATACCCTCGTCACGCGGGCAGATCAGGTGCTCAGCCGATGGTGCGGCTATCCGGCGTACACAGACGGTGCTGCTGGCGCCACGACCTTCGAGGACCAGTCCTATACGCTCTACATGAGCGGTCCCGGTGGCCGGTCGCTGAAGCTGCCGGTGTACCCCATCAGCAGCGTCACCAGCATCGAGGACGACAGCACCGAGGCGTTCGACGGGTCCACCTATCTCGTCGCCAGTGGGGACTACACAACGCGCAAGAGTGAGGGCGTTGTCCTGCTCACCCCGACGTCCGTGCATGGCGAGTGGTCCGACACTTCGTCCCCCGTGCTCAAGGTTGTGGTCGTGGCGGGCTGGTCCACGGTGCCCGAACAACTGAAGCAGGCATGTGGTGAGATGGTCAAGCACCTGTGGGAGATGCGGGAGAAGTCCGGCGAGCAGTCGCGGAGCCAACAGGGCATCAGCGTCAGCTACCGGGACGAGCAGATCCCGCCCCACCTTCGCGCCATCCTGAGCCCGTACCGGCTGCGGGGGGTGTGGTTTGGCTGAGACCCTCGACGAGTTCGCGGCCCGCCTGGCCCGAGAGGGTGGCGCCGGGGTGTTCCTCGAGCGCTTGCGCCGACACCTCATCAAGGTGTCACTGCGAGCTGAAGCGGGGGCCAAGGTCAACGTCGTGCAGCGGTTCAAGTCGATGGGCGGGCTGGTCAACAGCATCGAGGGAAAGGTAGCCAAGAGTGACGGGGACCTTGCCGTAGTGCTCTCGGCTAAAAAGCCATACGCCCGCATCCAAGAGCAGGGCGGGACCATCCGACCCCGCAGCCGTCAGTGGCTGGCGCAACCCGTGGGCCCGGCGCGGACCAGGGCAGGGCGCAACCGTCGCACATCCCCCCGACAGTTCCCCGGCTTGTTCTTCCGCATGAGCAAGCACGCCGGCAAGGCCCTGCTTATGGACAGTGCCTCGGGCCAGGTCTACTTCGTGCTCCACAAGAGCATCACCCTGAAGGGCCGGCACTACCTCGAGGACGCCCTCAAGGTCGCCGCTGGCGAGTTGCCGGGTGACCTTGCCGAGCTCGTGCAAGTGCTGGAGAAGCCGGCATGAGTGCAGCCCCCGCCCTGACCATCCTCCAGCGCATCCAGACGGCCCTGCAGGCTGCGGACGGTGCCGCGACCGTTACCGTGCTCGGGGACTCCCACACCTACAACTACGATTTGAGCGCGGCGGGCACCGTAGTCATCGGTGGCGACCCTGTGAAGGGCACCGATGACGTGGCAGTGTCGGTCTACTACATCAGCAGCGCGACCAGCACCGACGGCGTGCCGGTGGGCAAGCAGGCGAAGGTCCACACCTTCGAGGTCGTGGGACGGGTGGCCGCTGACGACGAGACCCACGGGAGCCGGGTCAGTGCGGCCCTCAACCTCGCGGCAGACCTGGTGGTGGCCGTGCATTACGACTATGCGCCCAACGGGGCGAACAACCTTGCCAGTTGGGCGGGGGCTGTCCACATCCGCACGGATGAGGCCGCGGTCGATGGTGCCGAGTGGGGTGCACGTGCTGGCCTCGCGTTGGTTACGGTCGAGGTCACTACACGGAGTAGACTGGGATTATGAGCAGCGCACCTTGGATGGACACAGATTGGAGCTACCGCGCACCCGCGTTGGTGGACCGCAGCGGTACGTCAGGAGCCAAAGACGCTGAGCTGCCCCTCGTGACGGCACATCAACACTTGTGGGATAACGTGGACACCAACGGCGAAGACATCCGGGTAACGTCTGCCGACGGTGAGACGGCGATTGTCTACGACCTCGAAGCCCTGAACAAGACCTCGCAGGTCGGTACCATCGAGCTGCAAGCCTACAACGGGCAAGATAACGCACATCAGCTTGTCTACATCTACTACGGGGCCACAGACAAGAGCGACGGGAGCGCGACGTTCACCCCCAGCACCCCGATTGATGGGACCATCACCCCCGAATACCCAAGCAGCGCGCACGTCCTGCGGCTGTTCCCAGAGCGACCGGGCGACCCTAACCCCCGCGTAGTGCTGTCCAAGCACACCACGGAGGTCTCCCACGTCTATATCCCCGTGGACATGGCGTTTGCCGGGCTGTGTGCCGACTACAACAACAGCCGGGGATACGAGGGGCTTGATTACCTCACGTTCACCGTGACGGCTGCGGGGTCTGCTCAGGCCGATATGGTTGATGAGACTGCCGTGCGCGTCTGCGATTGCGGAGGGCGGGGCGAGCGTCTTGCTATCCGCGTCATCGTCAAGGCGGGTGCCAGTGGCACCAACTACACCGGGGTCCTGACCCTGACTTCTACGCTCGGCCAAGTGGTCGTGCGAACCTTTGAAATCCGGGTCCAAGACCCGGTGGAGACAAGCTAATGAGTGTCCCATACGTCGGCATCGGTGCCCGCGTCTGCTTCGGTGTCGAAAGCACCTGGGGCACCGCAGTCAGCCGCACGCATCACCTGCCCTTGAACGCAAGCAGCTACATCAGGCGGGTGGTTTCCCGCAACGCCCGTGGCGTGCTGTACACCGGGAGCCGGACCCGCAAGGGCTTCTACCAGCCCACCGAGACGGTCGAGGGTCAGCTCATCCTGGAGTTGACCTATGAGAATTTCGGTCTCTTGTGGACC